CTTCATCGTCTTTCAATTTGATTCTTGTATTATTATCTACTTCTGTTACTTTTACTTTCATTTAATCACCCATTATATGTTGCGTGTTTCTTTACGTCTTCATCATTAAACCATCTTTGAATCCATTGAGCGCCATATCCTGCCGCTACTACTTGCATAAAGTGAACACCAGAGGAATCACCTTCCCATGAATCACCTTGGCAACTAAATGAACCATCAGGTCCAGCAGTAAACGACGAATATAATTCCGGTCTTTCTAATGAAGAAATCAAAGCAGCATTTCTACCTTGCGCTCTTAAGTCCAACCAATCAATATTACTGGAAGCATACAATGTTCTCCTAACAGCCAGATTATCAGCACAACAAATAACTAAGTCGTACCCTTTTACCTGTTTTGAGGTTAGAACCTTAAAGGGTTCTGCCTGTATATTAGGATATCTTTCCTGCATAACTTTGACCTTATGCTTTTCTACATCTTCCTCATCAAAGTTTTGATATGTGAGATTCTTTGTTTCTACTACATCTGGGTCATATACTGTAATATTATATAACTTAGTTTTATCTAACAAAGGTATTAGGAAACTCCCAATACCACCTGCTCCTATAATCATAACCTTTCTCTTATTCTTTCCATATTTATTTTTCTTTTTTACTTTAGCCATTTCTAATCACCTTTAAATGTCTTTTCAAGCGAGGGAGGCTTACTCCCATTTTTTCACAGACCTGCGCTTGAGTCAAATCTGAATATTCGTAAAGTATTGCGGAATATAATCCGCGTGTAATCGTGTAGCGTTCTTCCATTCCTGTTAAGAACTCTTTACCTGCTTCGGATAAGTCGTTACCAAAAAATACTAATGGTTGTACGTCAAACTCCTCTGCATTGTTTTCACGATAAAAGAAATGTTTAACCTTCTTTACATTGTTAAACACCTTATTTTTATTAACACCTATAAACGCACACATCTTATGAATGTTATACTCGGCGTAAGTTTTTTGTAACACATAATATGCTACAGTTGTAAATCTAATATTTTGTTCCATGTTTCTAAAGAACAAATGTTTATTTAATGTATTATATACTTTAATACATTCATTTCTATAATCTTGTAAATTAAATTCATTTAATAATATATCAAGTGGTGCAAAATCACGACTGTACTGTAGATTTTGGGTCTTTTCAGCACGTATTGTAAATATTCGTGATACTGCAAGCAAACCACAATCACCACATTCATGTAATTCTATACTAGGTATGTATAATAAATTTGTAGATTCACAATTTTCACAAGGCATCCCAATTGAACCGCCCTGCTAAATCTGAATTTTCAGTAATATTTTCAAGATATCTTTTTACAGTACTAACGTATGAACCTAGAACATTATCATTCATTACGGCCATAGCCCTAGCAGCATATTGGTCACCTTTAGCGGCTCCACTCATCATATTATCAATACAAATTGGCCCAACTAAATGTACTCCTTTATCAACCTTTAATTTATTGAGTTTTACTAGTTTAGTGCCATGATTACCTTCATCTCCTTTTTGTAACATATAAGTAGATACGTCCTGAACACCTCGCTTCATACCATTATCTGCAATAATCCAATCTGTTAACTTACCTTGAATTGCTAGAGCAACTTGAGGTTCTTGGTCTGCACTTGATTTGAACTGGATTGTTTTAACCTGCTTGTAGTTTTTAGCCATGTCTTCTAGTAGTTCCATAGCCCTCTTTTCTACATTTTCTGCCTGTCTATTTTGAGATACGAATGCTTTAATTACAGCAATCTGAGCATCACTTGCTTTATTTCCACTCAATACATAAACCAATTCTTCCGGGCTAATAGCATAGAATCTACCTCTACGGTCATCTTTAAGATAACTGTTAACAAATTGCTTTAGTTGTTTAAGAGTAATATCATACCAAAAGGCACTGTTTAACTCTAAAGCAAAATCTGTCGGTCCTACTTGAGCAACATTAAGCCTACATTCAGATAGTTCACCTTCATCAGTAAAATACTTGTAAGGCACTCTGTTTTCGAGAACGTAACTTAGTTCCATAGGCATTTCCATACATCTAATTAAATAGGAATCTAATGCTCGTTTTCCATCACGGTCCGAATCAACATAAATAGAACGCATTAACACTCTAGTTACAACATTCATAATGTCGCCAAAGTTATGCTTCATAGCATTTAGTGTGTATCTATTACCCACCTTTCTAATTAACATTCCATAACCCTTGACCTTAAACAAAACTCCTTCAAGTCGTGCTTCTTTTCCAATAGTAGCAACTATTACATCTCTAATAGCCTTAAATGTTGGGTCTTCACCTCTATCATTTCTACGGTGTCTTGTAGGATAAACGGTATATTCTCTTGCTCCCATTCCTTCTATTTCTATGCTAGTATAAGTACTGTAATCGCTTGGGCTTCTAACTCTAATTATCATTAGACATTTTCCTCCATCTGTATTTGTTCAATTAGAACACCATCACATAAGTCGTTTAACTTCTCAGCGAGGCTTTCACAAATGCCCGGAATTGTTTTTCTTTGTAGACCCAACCATATCTTATGTTGTAGGTTTAATACTACAATAGGTACAAGGTCACCCTCATCATGTTTGATAATTACTGGTGGTAGTTCTTCATCATTTACCATTCTGAATTCTACTGTCTTCCTA